GCGGCGTGCATCAAACACCTTGAGACAGTGCGGTGGGGCGAAAGCCCCGCCTGCACTTATTGCGCGTCCGAGAAGGTGTCGAAACACCGTGAGGTGCACCGGGATCGGTGGCAATGTCAGGTGTGCAAAAAGAGCTTTTCCGTCACAGTTGGCACGATTTTCCACAACACGCACATCGACCTGCAACGCTGGTTTTTGCTGGTCTCTCTGATGCTGAGCGCCAAGAAAGGTTTGTCCTCCATGCAAGCGGCGCGGGACATCGAAATTCGCCAGCCTACCGTGTGGTCGATGATGCACCGGATTCGGAAAGCGATGACGGACAACGGCGCGTTGCTGACTGGCTTGGTAGAGCGGTCCAACACCAACGCATTCGGCCTCGCGCTTCATCTGGCGGTTAAGCCCCAAAGTGTATAACTCCGGAATCACTGACACCATGCCACTCGACGATACCAAGGCGAACCGGAGCAAGACCAGGGCTGCGACCAACGACGTGCAGCACGCGGCGGCGTGGGAATACCACGAGGCGTCGCTGGCGCTGCGGGCGGACGAGGTGCGCCGGACCAAGGCGCAGGCGGCGGCGGTCAAGGCGGGCGTGCTGCCCGATCACCTCAAGTTCCCGCGGCCGGTCGGCACCAACGAGGTGGTTTATGCGGACGGAGTGCTGGTCATCAGTGTGACCGTGTTCGCGCCAATCGCCGGGGTGGATCATGCCGGGTACGTCGAGGACCTGCTGAAGGCTGGCGTCAAGCCGGCGCTGATCAAACGTCTGGACAAGAAGCACCGGACGGAGACGCGGCCGGCGCACAAGTTCACCTCGTCACTGGTGAGCGCCTGAGCCAACGGCGCGGCGCTTCCGGCAAGACCGCTCTCGCCCGCTTCGCCGAACGGATAGCGGGTTACCAGCTCGATCCGCTCGGCTTCGTGCGCGTCTGCTACCCTTGGGGAGAACCGGGCGGCGAACTGGCCGAGGTCAGCGGGCCGCGTGACTGGCAGGTGGAGGCGCTGCGCGACATCGGCGAACGCCTGGCCGCCGGATATGCGCCGGGTGCGGCGATGATGCCGGTGCTGAAGTGCATCGCCAGCGGGCACGGCATCGGCAAGAGCGCGTTTCTCGGCTGGCTGGCGTGGTGGGGCCTGTCCACCATGGTCGATGCCCGGGTGATGCTGACGGCGAACACCGAGGCGCAGTTGCGCACCCGCACCTGGCCGGAGGTGGTGAAGTGGACGCGGCTCGCGATCAACCGGCCGATGTTCAAGGTGCAGGGCCTGGCGATCCATTCGCTGGCACCCGGGCACCAGACCAACTGGCGGTGCGACGCGGTCACCTGGTCCGAGCACAATTTGGTCGCCTTCCAGGGGCTGCACAACAAGGGCCGCCGCATCGTGGTGCTGTTCGAGGAGGCCAGCGGCATCGCCGACAAGGTCTGGGAGACTACCGAGGGCGCGCTCACCGATGCCAACACCGAAATCGTTTGGGCGGCGCTGGGTAATCCCACGGAACCGACAGGGCGATTCGCGGAATGCTTCGGCCGGCAGAAATACCGCTGGCACGGCAAGCAGATCGACAGCCGCACCGTTCCCGGCACCAACCTGCCGCTGTTCGCCGAATGGGTGCGGCTCTATGGCGAGGATCATGATTTCGTTCGGGTGCGGGTGCGGGGCATGTTCCCGCGATCGGGCTCGATGCAGTTCATAGGCTCGGAGCTGGTGGAGGCGGCGGCCAACCGCGAGCCGCTGCCGTTGCTGACGGATCCGCTGATCATCGGCGTGGACGTGGCGCGCTTCGGTGACGATCAGTCGGTGATCTGGGCGCGAAAGGGACGCGATGCGCGGACCATCCCGCCGATTCGGCTGCGCGGCGTCGATACGATGCAGCTTGCCGGCCGGGTGGCGGAGTGCGTGACGGAGTGGCACGCCAATGCGGTGTTCGTCGATGGCGGCGGTGTCGGCGGCGGCGTCATCGACCGGCTGCGCCAGCTCAACGTGGACGTCATCGAAGTGCAGTTCGGCGCCAAGGCGGACCGCATCTCGATGACCGAGGAGCGGCCTGCCTACAGCAACAAGCGAGCCGAGATGTGGGGCAACATGCGCGAATGGCTGGCCGGCGGCGCGATTCCGGACGATCCGGAAATCCACGCCGACCTGGTCGGCCCGCAATACAGTTTCATCATCGTCGACGGGCGCGACGCGATCGCGCTGGAGCGCAAGCGGGACATGAAGCTGCGCGGCCTGGCCAGCCCCGATCTTGCGGACGCGCTGGCGCTGACCTTCGCCTATCCGGTGATGCCGCGTGAGCCGCGCGACGCCGGCCGCCCGGACTATCCGGCGCAGCAGGCCGTGCGCGGCGACTACGACCCCTACGCGGCGATGAACACCCACCATCCGAGGACATTCTGATGATATCGCTGCTCGTCCAATTGCTGGTCATCGTGCTGGTGTTCGGCGTTGTCTACTACATCATCTCGCTGGTCCCGTTGCCGGCGCCGTTCCCGCTGATCGCGCAACTGATCCTGGCGGTGATCCTGCTGCTGGTGCTGCTCGATCTGTTCGTCGGATTGCCGTACGGCCGCTCGGGGCTGCTGCGATGAGTGCCGCCGACGAGGCGATGGAGAAGGTCGATTTCTTCCTCGCCGTGTCGTCGGCGCACGCCGCGCGCCTGGCCCTCCTGCTGGCGACCGGCCACGATGAGAACGGCATGCCCATCGGCATCGTCGAGAACTATGCCCGCCATCTGCTCGCGCAATCGCTGCGGGATGCCTCCGATGCGGTCGAGGTGCTCGGCGTCGAGCAGGGCGATCTGCGCTGGTGCGGCATAACGGCGCTGCTGCACGGGGCATCCAGCCGGGTCTGGACCTTGAGGCACCCCGTCCTCGCCGGCGGGGTCAGCGCCCTGCTCGACAAGCTGCGCACCCGCATCGTGCAGCTTCGCCACCATCCGATGAGCCGCGCCGTCGGCGTGCGGATGTCATGATGTTCGCCGCCAAGCTCAACCAGATCATTGTCATCCTGGCAACGATACAAACGGAGATCCTGAAAATGTCCGCTACCGTTTCGACCATCGACACCGATATCACCGAACTCACCGCCGACGTGGCCGCGTTGACCACGACGACCGGCGGCGCCGTCGCACTGATCGACGGCTTTGCAGCCCAGCTCGCCGCCGCGCAGGCCGCCGCCCTGGCTGCCGGCGCCACGCCGGAGCAACTGTCGGAACTGACGGCGCTGCATACCTCGATCACCGCTCAGACAGCGGCGCTCGCGGCTGCCGTGACGGCGAACACGCCTGCCGCTGCACCTGCCGCGCCGGTCCCGCCGCCGCCGGCAGCCGCGTAGGTGGGCAGCCCCAAAACCCCGGCGGTGCCAGCGGTGCCGCCGCCTCCGCCGTTGCCGCCGCAGTTGTCCTCGACCGCGGTGTCCGCCAGCGGGCAGGCGTATCAGGCCAGCCAGGCGGCCGCGCGCGGGTTCGGCGCCACCATCCTGACCGGCGGCCAGGGTGTGGACCAGGGCACGAATTATGCCGGCAAAACCCTGACCGGAAGCTGAGTTGGCGATGCGCGCCAAAGGTTCCGGCGCTACGCCTCTTGCTCCGCGCGGCGGTGGAGGGGCAAGCGGGGAACGTACTCCACCAGGATCCGAAGGGCGCGGGCCGCAGCCGCAGTCGAGCGCCGGCGGCCCGCCCGGATACTCCGAAGCCAATACCATGGGCAGCGCGGTGCAGACGCTGCGCCAGCACCTCGACAGCCGCATCATCGGGCTGCGGTCGTCGCGCTATTCGTGGTGGATCTCCTGGCGCGAGGTCGCCGACTACCTGCTGCCGCGGCGCTACATCTGGCTGGCGACGCCGAACGAGATGTCGCGCGGCGCGCCGATCAACCAGCACATCATCGACCCGACCGGCACCAAGGCCAGCCAGGTGTGTGCCGCGGGGATGATGTCGGGCATCACGTCGCCCGGGCGGCCGTGGTTCCAACTGACGATTCCGGACATGGACCTGGCCGACACGTCGCCGGTCAAGCTGTGGCTCGACGAGGTCTGCAAGCGGCTGCAGCGGGTCATGGCGGGATCGAATTACTATTCGGCCAAGGCGACGCAGTACCACGACCTGGTGGTATTCGGCACCGCGCCGATGCTGATCAACGAGGACGCCGCCGACGTCATCCGCTGCGTCAATCCGTGCGCCGGCGAATATTACATCGCCAACAGTCCGCGCCTGACCATCGACACGTTCTACCGCGAGTTCACCCAGACCGTCAGCCAGCTCGTGGCCGAGTTCGGCGAGGATGCGGTATCGGAGGATGTCGCGCGCCTGTTCACCCAGGGCGGCGCGGCGCTGTCGCGCGAGATCAAGGTCTACCACGCCATCGAGCCTAACGACACGCGTATTGGCGGCAAGGTTCTCCCCTCGCGATTCCCGTGGCGCGAGGTCTACTGGCAGGCTGGCTCGCGGCAGGACAAGGTGCTGCGGATCAAGCCGTTTCATGAGCAACCATTCTCCTGTCCGCGCTGGGACCTGTCGGGCAACGACGCTTATGGCCGCTCACCCGGGATGGATGCGCTGGGCTGCGTCAAACAGTTGCAACTGGAGCAACGTCGCAAGGCGCAGGCGATCGATAAAATGGTCAATCCGCCGCTGAAGGCGCACGTTTCGATGAAAAACCAGCCGGCGGCGATGATGCCGGGCGGCGTCACCTACGTGACCGACATGTCTGCCGCGAACTCCGGCATTGCCCCGGTCTACGAGGTCAAGCCGCAACTCACCGAGATGATGGAGGACATCCAGGACGTTCGCGAACTCATCGGCAAGATGTTCTTCACCGATTTGTGGCAGATGCTGGCGAACGAAACGAAGGACATGACGGCGTTCGAGGTGGCGCAGCGGAAGGAGGAGAAGCTGATCGTGCTCGGCCCGGTGATCGAGCGCAACGAGAACGAGGGCCTGGACCCGGACATCGACCGCATCTTCGCCATCATGAACCGGCGCGGCATGATCCCGCCGGCGCCGCCTGAAATCCACGGCATCGCCTTGCAGGTCACCTACGTCTCGATGCTGGCGCAGGCGCAGCGGGCCGCGAGCACCGGTGCGATGGAGCAGGTGATGGCGTTCGTCGGGCGGCTGCTGGCGGCTGATCCGGGTGCGATCGACAACATCGATGTCGACGAGGCGATCGACGAATACGCGACCCTGATGGGCTGCTCGCCGAAGATCATGCGGGCGACGCAGCAAGTGATGCAGATCCGTGCGGCTCGGCAGCAGGCGCAACAGCAGCAGCAGGCGATGCAGCAGACCATGGCGGGCGTGCAGGGTGCGCAGACATTGAGTCAGACACCTGTCGGACAGGGCGGCACGGCGCTCGATGCCATGCTTGGCATGGGCGGCGGCGGAGGGCAGCAGTGATGCCCTGGGTCATCGAGCGCGGCGGCGCCTGGCACAGCCCGGGCGGCTGGAAACAGAGCATCGACGCCGCGACCCGATACGACACGCCGGAGGAGGCCGAGAGTGACCGCAAGGAGTTGGTCAACAACACGCTCGCCGGCCTGCCCGGTGAGCTGCGCATCAAGGAAGTGCCGCGGTGACCGAACTGGACGACGACACGCTCAACGAGGTGCGGGCGATGCACGGGCTGCCGCCGTTCGAGCCGGAGGCGGTGGCGCAAGACGCCTCGGACCCGGAGCAGATCGCCGCGGCACGCCGGGCCCGGCGCCTGGCCGACCGCTCGATCGCCGTCACCATCCACGAGATGATGCAGATCAAGGAAGTGCGGGCCGTGATCTATCGCTGGCTCGACGCCTGCCGGGCGTTCGCCGCGCATGACTTCCCGTATGGCGCGCAGATTGACCCGCTGCAGCTCGCCCGCAACGCCGCGCATCGGG